AATTTAACGTCATCTGAATTAACTATATATACGCCTGCTTTCAATGAGTTGTCAGTTCCGTCATCGCCACAATTATCAATCGTATTACCGGTGATAACCCAGCCATGAGCAAACCCAGAACCTCCTCGGATACCATTCATGCCACAATCAACAATGCTGTTTCCGGTGATAGTACAGTTATTGCCTCCGCGAGCGAAGCTTGAAATAGTGTTCACGATACCTCCTCGAACTGAGTTTGTAATGACGTTGTTCGAAACTACGTTATAGTCTGCTTCGTCAACGATTGAAACGCCGTTTTGGGTGTTGCTATCGAAAGTACAGCCAGTGACGGTGTTGCTATTAGAGCGGTAGTAAATGTTTACTCCTCCCTCTAGGTTACTGTTTGAAGTACAGCCTGTAACAGTGTTATTCACCGCATATACAGCCACTTCGATACCAACTCCAAACACTCCGCCTTGACCTGCACCATAAGCGGTACATCCTGAAACGGTGTTATTGTAACAAGTGGTTCCGCCATCATCTCCAACCAGTAAAATGTTGTGGTGCTTGGAGTTACTGGCCTGACAACCGATCATCGAGCTGTTATTGGTTCCTTGAGTGAAAGCTAGGCCAGAAGAATACCCGTTAATAGCGGTTAGGTTTTCATAGCGACAGTAGCTAGATTTTTGCATTAACACACAAGAGCCAGTTTCGTTTCCGAAAGCACCAGAGCGGTTAGCTTGGTTACCATCAAATTTTAAGTCCTTGACTACAATCAAGGTATTACCACTCGCAATATCATCATTCTCAACCATGTTTAAGGTTCCCGACATGCTAGCGTTAGCCTTTAACAAAGAGCTAGGGCCAGTTCCAGATAGGGTAATATTGCTAGGTACAGTGATTGTGGCGGTTATATCGTAGAAAGAATTACTATCAGTTATGCCTTTGATAAACACTTCGCCCCCTCCTTGAGTAGCCACATAGTCAATCGCTTCTTGAATCTGTACATCGTCAGCAGTACCATCACAAATATAGTCAGCGTCAGCAAATCCAACAGTGACGAAAGGAGGGTTACCGCCTCCACCGCCGCCAGGAATAAACTCTATACCACTCTCATCATCTCTTACATAGACTGCATAACCACCAAACCCAGCATAACTACTAGGCACATCAGTTAAGTCAGTAAAAGCAATCGGTTGATTTATTACCTCGTCAATATCACCTCCGGAGGCAATATATATATCCTGGACGAAAACAATTTCAGCCAGCGTTAGATTATCCTCGTACTTTTTTGTCTCGTAGCTCATTTGTTCTTTTGTTAATAAACTCTTGATAGGCTGGCTTCAAACGGTTTTCCATAACTCTAACGTCATGCTCACGATTTGAAATATCTCGAATAGTCTTGTTGGCTTGTTCGAGTTGTTTGGTTACTGAAATTAATTCAGATCTTACAGAATTAAGGCTTTCTTGATAGGCTGTTTCTGTGGTTTTGATCAAAGAAACCATCTCGGTCAAGCGGGAATGTTCTTCTTCCAAACCACGAATCGTCTCTTGCTCGATCTGACGCTTATTGGTCAGGTTCTTAAGAATCGAGACCGAAGTATTAACTAAGTCATCAATAAGGACTTTGCTTGACTGAGTCGAAACACGCTCGATGGTGTTTCTGAGCATGGCTGAAAAAATATCTATCTGAGAATTAAGAAGGCTCTTATTTCGTTTTAATTCAGAAACCTCTTTAGAGAGCAAGGCTTTTTCGGCCTTACTTTTATTTAGCTCTACAGCAAAAGACTCCTTAACTACGGTGAGCTTGTTTCTTTCAGCCAGAACCTCTTTCCCTAAACTGGACAAAGCAACCAAAGCTTCTTCTCTAGCTTGGTTAATCAATGCTAATTCCTCTGAAGCAATTAGTATATCTTTTTTAATTTTGACAACATTTTTTTCAGAGTATTTAGCCATGATTAATAAGTTAAAGTTTTAATTTTAATAACACCGAGAGACTTGCCTGGTCCCTTCTTTTTGTCTGTGGCAGTATATGTTCTAATAGTTACAGCCATAATATTGATTAGTTATCGCGAGCCATTACCTTAGCACTAGCGGTTCCATTTGCTCCACCAACACCTTTAGCGGTGATCTTGAAAGCGAAACATGAACCAAGTCCGAACTCTAAGACGATATTCAAAAGCGTTCCGCTTACGATCGCTGCGTAGTCAGAAATAGCGTTAGTGCTGATATCTTGTTTTACAACAGGAAAATAAGATCCACCAGCTTGGTTAGCGTAGTAGAAGCGATATTCAACTGAAGTGTGAGTCCCAAGAAGAGTAGTTAGGTAAAGGGTCAACTGACTGTTCTTCAATCTGAATTGGTCAGTGATCTCAACAACTGTAATTTCAGTTGTTCCAAGAACTGCTCCAGTTGAGCCTTCTCCTAATATTTCTTGAGATGTATAAGCAATGTTTGGGTTAGACATGATTATTTTTTCTTACCACCTTTAGCTGGCTTTGCTTCTGGGGCAACTTCAGCTTCAGGTTCAGCGACAGGTGCTTCGGCTGGAGCATCTTCGTCATTGATAATTTCTTCTTCTTGAGCTACTGGAGCAGTTTCTTCAACTGGAGCAACTTCAGCTTCAGGTTCAATAACCTTAGCGATTTCAGTATCAATATCAACGTCTTCCAAAGTAACAATCGCGCTTAAACGATTCTTAATAAATTCAGCTTGTTCGTCTGTAACGATAGATCCTTCTGGAGAGATTGAAATGACAGTACTACCGTCAATGCGGTATTCAAAAGTATCAGTAGATGTTATTTTTTTCATAATATGTATTTAGTTAATAATTCAATAAATATGTTTGGCCAAGGCTGTGTCGATAGGACGTAGCAATGGTCAATCATGTCGGAAGCTTGTTTGGGTAGATAAAATAATCCATCCTTTCCGGATCCTGGCCCCCTCGAGTTCTGGATAATAAAGTGGTCATCCGTAGACCCGATTATCCTGACCTCGTGGGGACTTAGCTTGTTCCATTCGTTTCTTTTATCCGTAGTGATTAGGTAGTTGTCTGACCAGTCACTTTGCCAGAAGATTCCGGTAAATATGGTGGTGGTCTTAAGATACTCTTCAATCTCACTAACGGATATTTTCTTGAAAGATTTAAATGGTTTCGTGGCGAAACTTTCTAACTTGGACCAATTGTCCCAGTTGGCTAAGAAATCTCTCTCTTGAGTAGCGATACCATAGGGCGAATCCTTTTTAGGTAATACACCGTATCGTATCGCCCCCAAGAGGGCGAATTTAGCACTTACTCCGTAAATAGAAAGACCAGTGCGAGCGACTTTCTTACCGGCTGCGAATGAATATGATTCATCACATGTCTCACCGACATATTGTTCGGCAATTGAGCTGATGACGCATCCGGTGCAAAAATCTGTGTAACCCTGACTCTTTATTTCAAGAGGAGTAACCATTGGTTAGTTTACAGTTCGGAAAACTGCAGTACAAACACCAGTTGGACTGAATGTACCAGTACCACCTTGCAAGCCGACTACCATATAAGTAGAAGGAGCAAAAACAGTAGCAGCACCAGCTGTCGGAGTAGTGGAAGCTATGATAGTAGCTTGAGCATTAGCAGCGATAGCGGAAGCACCAAGTGAAGTGGTAGTAGCATAAGCTGTAGTAGCCTTAGCGATAGTAAGAGTACTAGCACTAGTGGAACTAACAGTTAAGTATGCAGAACCATAAACCAAAGTACTGGTAGCTGCTGGACTTTGTAAAGCACAGACAGTTGTAGTAGCAGTAGTCATCACCGCACGCTTTGTAATAGTACCAGCACCATTAACTGAAATAGTAGATGATGAGGTAATAATACCGTCAGTGCCTACGATCAACCCAGATAAGTGGGTGTATCCGGCAAAGTTGAGGTCAGGCGAACCTGAAACTGGACTAGCGAAGAAAACTACACCAAGAGAAACTCCTAGAGCGATAACGATTGTGATAATAGTGTTTTTAATCATGGTTATAGTTAATTAAGTCTAATAATAATTATTCGACTATGAACTATAAGCAGCACCATTACCCTTAGATCCAACAACACAGCGAGGGTTTACGTTACCGTAAACTTTTTCTTGCATAATGTTGTAAACGGCAGAGTTGATACCCTTGTCATCGTACACATTACTTTGTAATTGAACGAAAGGAAGAACAGTGAAACCAAGACCAACTTCAGCGGATCGCATGTCGTTGTCAACGATGAACCATTGACCGGTGTTAGCAACACCAGAAACATAAGCCGATACGGTTAAGTAAGGCGAAGTAATGGTATTGATTTGCATACCCTTGTGAATGTTGATTTGGTTGTCAGCAACGCCGATTTCCCATTCAGATTGATCCAATTGTCGAGCAACCTTCATGTTAGCTGGAGCTGTTACTAAGTACACACGACCACCGAAAGCTGGGTAAGGATTTCCAACATCATCGAAGATACTGGTGAAGCCTGTTAATTTAGCAGCCCAGAAACTATCAGTAGTTAAAGCAGGAGCGTTACCGCCATCAAGAACAGCGTTGGACCAAACAGCACCACCATCAGCGCGAGCGTGTTGACTGGAGATCATGCGTTCGCCTAAAGCGGTAGCATTACCATCTAAGCCTTTGTTACCACGAGCATAGAAGCGATTACCGCCTAAGCCAGTAGTAGGGAATGAACTAGGAGCAGTGAAAGCGAGGTTAAACACTTCCAATGGATCCTTGATGTTTGATTTTTCAATCAAATCAATCAAAAGTCGGCCGCGATCAACAATTGACTTGTATGATTTAGCTTCCTTGTTTTGACGTTCATAAGCAACAACGAACTTGTTTGCTAGTTGGTTATCTGGGTCGATAACTGCAGTCTCGTAACCACGCAAGAACTCAGCTTCAGCGAAGGTGCCACCAGCACTACGAGTGCCTTGGTTCTTAGCAGCAGTAAATTCAATGTAACGCCAGATAGCTTTTTCTCCTTCACTATCCGCCATAGCAGCGGTATAGAACAAAGAATCAGCTAAAGGGTCAGAACCTAATAGGGATGAGTTTTGCAATGCTCGGGTTGTTTTAAAACCGGTGTTTTCAGCCGCATCGAAAGCAGCACGAACGCCATTGAGGATTACATCTTTTGACCCTTGAAATAGATAGTCAGCCATGAAATATAATTGATTAAGTTAATAATTAAGAAAGACCACCAACCATAGTAGCGAAGAATACACAAGTAACTTGTGTAGTACTAACACCAGTTAGGCCATAAGAGAACAATTGCGTGTTGGTTCGAGTACCAAAAGCAGAAACAGTACTTTCATCTACCAATAGGCCAGTTGAATCTACTGAGAAGTTACCGAAAGCACCTGAGTTATCAGTTGTTTCAGCAGCAGCATCTAAGTCAGAAAGATATTCTGTACTAGCGATATGGAAAGGTAAGTAGTTAGCATTAACTTGACGAACGGTTACGTTGTCAGCAGCAGCAGCTACAGTGTTGAATTCCAAAGAAGTACCACCGAAGTCTTTGAAGCCCATAGTAACGCCCAAAAGGTAACTAGTGGTACCACCGCCAGTTAAAACAACGGAGGTGTCACCTTGTACGCCTGGGATAATAACTTCACCAATGGTCAAAGTTTGAGAGTTGTCCATAAGACCACTCTTTAGATCACTGGCGTTATATTTTGTAGGTTTAAAAGCCATAATTAAAATAATTAAAACATGAATAATCTTGTTTTGTGGACAAGATTAAATCAGGTGAGATTGTGTAGGTGTCTAGATAAGGCGAGAGTATCCCTCAGTATAGATTTTACTAGCAGCTTCAGGTGTGATGCCGGATTCCTTGGCGATATCCAAAACTTGTTTCGGATATTCCTTGCCATCTTTTCCGACTTTCAATTGCGAACCATTACCTGCGGCGGCTGACGCGTCATTTAAGGCAGCGTTCTTCTCCATTTCCTCCTTCTCTTTTTGAGCTTGGAGTAAAGAACTAGAGTTTTTGGCGGCATAAACGGCGACGAAATCCTGAAAGATAAGATCGGGATCAACTTTTCCAGAATCCAACTTATTAAAGGTATCCTCATATGAATTTTGCAATTCAGCTGGGATTTTGTATTCTGCGAAAAACTTATCACGAGCTTTCGTAATCTGTTCTAAACGAAACTGGTCTTGGGATTCACGAGCTTTTTTGACTCGATCTTCTTCTGCTTCGCGGGCTTTCTTGGCTGCTTCAATACTAGCTTCAGATTCTCCCTTCAGATCAGCTAAACGCTTTTCTTCAGACTTTCTCTGGGCTTTGAGAGCCATTACTTCTCGCAATTGAGACTTACCAGCTTCACTAAGTTTTGCCTCGAGCGATTTTATTTCTTCTTCGCTCGGGTCTCCACTTACAATCTTATTGATTTCATCTTGATCCATTTTTTCTGTCCGTTTGTTTTGGCCGACATCGCCAAGGTCTTAAGTAACTCTGTCCTTTTAAATCTAATAGGTTGACACCACCTACATTGTTCTTATAATAACACAACTTCTTTTCAAAACATAAAGACTACTTATCCACAGCCATCCCTCTTTTGAATGAATCAATGCCAGATAAATAACTTTCTACCGGAACATCACTCTTTGCTTTTACTTCAGGGATCTTTTCTTCTTTGAAGAGCGGATTACTCAAGGCAATGATGAACGCTTGGATGGCAATAAGCATACCATTGCGACGTTCGATACTAGGGAAGTCAGTGATACTGCGGCGCGCAATGGAGTTGGCCTCAAAATAAAGCCACTTAGTAACAGTATCCTTTTTAGCTCCGACTATCTCAATCGCAGGCTTGCCAACCTTGTTCGGGATATTCATCAATAAGTCCTCAACCAGAAGGTTGTAGAACTCGTTTTTATATCTATTGTATAAGAATTTTAAGATAATCTTAGGCATATTATTGTTGTTGACCTAAACCACCATTAGATTGAGAACCAAACCTCATACCGGTAGCTGATTGGTTTAGATTCCCCGTAGTGTCTCCCACTGGCATTTTTTCTTTTCCTTTCGGTAACTCGTAAGAGTTCATCCAGTCTTGGACTACTTGGCCCTTAGCCTTGTCTGAGGCGAAATCAGATGGGTGTTCACCATTCTTCTCAGCCCAGCGCAAAAATGACTTCTCTGGACTAGCGATACCCATAGGGATCCATACATTAACGAGCGGACCGAGAACTTGCTCATTCCAAGCGGCGCGCTCCATGTCATCAGACTTCTCAGGCTCTAATTGGATATCATCAACAAAGAACTCGAGATTCATTAATAGTTCTACTGGAGCCTCAATGATTTCAGTGTTCTTGCCGTTATCAATCGACTTGTTAACAGCTTCGAAGTGCAGGGTTAACGCGTCTTGAGGTTCCTTAACGATACGAAGCTCCAAGTTCCCGATACCGCCTTGAGTTAGTTGGAAGTTAGGCACTGTCATACTGCGAAGGATGTTTTGCTTTTGATCGTCGTACTTATCGACACTATAAAACTGGAGAGCGGTCTTAAGAACCAAGAAAAGCTCCTGGTAAACCAAGTCGTAGTACATGACGATAGCCACTCCGAGAGCGTCTTGTTTCATCTGGCTGATTTCATTGATTTCCTTGGCTGACTTAGGCTGGCGAGAGATAGCGACTGCCCCCGTACCGCCCTGAACCATTGAGGACATAATACTCTGGAGGGAGTTTTGCATATTCATAAACTGACCGGATGGTTCAGCGAGAGTCAGTTCTCGGTAAGCGTTAATATCGTTGACCGGAATAATCCGCTTGTCACCGAAGATAATTTCAGGGGCTTCGAAGTCAGAGGTAAGGATTGGTGGGTCAATCGTTCGAAGCTCACGCTCTACCTGCATAGTCTGAGAGGTGTTGAGAATACGGTCCAAGTCCTTGATAGAGAATGGGATTGGTACACCATAAGCAAACTTCTCATCTTGAGGAGCGGCAATAGTCCAGGTGTATGGTTGCTTCTTGTGGTCGAAAGGCAGCGGGCGCGGGGTGTCATTACCAAGAGCATTAAACCAGATGCCGTTAGCCACCTTGATGTATTCGTCGTTAATATCATCCACAATAGTCAAAACCTGGATCCGGTTGGTGGAAGTAATACCAGTTCCACTCAATAGTTGGAAGAACAACGAGTTAGAGTCAATCATATTGCCAGGGCGAACGTATTTGGTATTAGGGAATTTACTTTCTGGGTATTCCTTTTTGAAATCTTCCCAAAGGTATTCCTGACGACGGATAGTCTTACCTTGCTTCTGGATATCGCGTTCCCAGATCTTAGCCAGGTACATTTCTTCGATCGGCACGATTTCAGAGGTAACATCGTTCCACTTCTTGATCTTCTTTTCAGTCACAGTGAATTTGCCAGTCTTCTCATCGAACTGAGTAAGCTTGCGCGAAGAGCTTTCGTTATTGTCGAAGCCAACGTAAGTACATAGGGTTCCGTTTGTTGCTCCGTAAAGGACTTGCCAGAACTTCTGGACTTTGTCTTTGGACTTCAATCGCCACTTCTTATAAATACCTTGAAGTACCTTGACTTCATAGGCGTTCAAAGAGTCGCCGACAAGCTTAGGGCTGATCTTTAATTTCGTAATACTGCCAACGAAATCCAATACCTCTTTACGAGTGTAAGGAATCGAGAAATCGAGGCCAAGCTCTTCTAGGTCTTCTGATTGGATCTTAGTTGAGTTCCAGAACAAACGACGGGCGATTGTTAAAACATCAATCAAGGTGCGACCTTGGAATTGATCTAGTGCCCCGTCACGCTGACTTCTAAAAAGGTAGTAATCCTTGTAAACATCCGAGATCTTCTCCAAAGCTTTTTCAGTGAGCTTCGGCATGTGATTCTCAGGCATGTATTTTTCTTCATCCATATTTAAACTATTTGCTTTCCAAATTTACGTCTGATAATAGTACGTTGGTCACGCTTCATCGTTTTCTCACCAACCAAACTATTTAAACCCCTTTTAATTGCTGGCAAGAAGTTTCGTTCTCGAAGTGTCGGTGGAATATCATAAAAAACTCGTGTCGTGAAGTTCATAACAACATGGCCCTGTTGAGTGGTGATGCTAAAGAAATCATTTCGGCCACGAACGTCGGGCACGAAGATAGCTCTGAGATTATATTTAGCGCACACCATTTTAACAAATTCTGTTATTTGTTTCATAACAAAATAATACCACAAATTTGAAATAAAACTAATAGTGTGCATAACTTTTAAATCACCGGCATGGTATAATGATTAGGATTTAATAAATAATAAACAACTATGAAAAAACAAACCAACGATATCGTCAGTTTGATTAATAAGGGAGTTGGTAAAGATATTGCCATGCTTGGCAAGGATAAGAGGCAGGAAAAGTGCGATGCTCTCCAGACTGGGATTATTTCGTTGGATTTAGTAACAGGTATCAATGGATTGCCGAAGGGCCGGATTGTCGAGATCTACGGCCAGCCAAGCTCAGGGAAATCAACCATGTGCCTCACTATGATTGCTCACAATCAGAAAGAAGGCCGCGCTTGCGCTTATATTGACGCTGAGTACGCTCTTGATTTGGATTACGCCGCGAAACTGGGAGTGGATGTGGATAACCTATTGATTATCCAGCCCGACAGTGGGGAAGAAGCTTTCGAAGCTATTGAACAATTGGTCCGCGAGAAGGCGGTTGAGATTATCGTGGTGGATTCAGTGTCAGCTCTCTCTCCTCGGGCCGAACTGGAAGCAGAGACCGGCAAGCCGACGATGGGTGCCCAAGCGAGGCTCTACGCTCAAGGACTACGCAAGATTGTCGGGCCACTCCACAAGAACGAGGTGATTCTGTTCTTCATTAACCAAATGAGACTCAATATCATGGGTTCGCAGTGGGATCCTTACACCACATCAGGCGGCATGTCTCTCAAATTTTACGCTAGTGTTCGAATGGAGATCAAGCGTCGCAACGCCCTTAAGATCGGCGAAAAGGCCATCGGCTACGAGGTGGAAATCGCCATCAAGAAAAACAAGATCGGCAAACAAAACGGTATAGCAAAAACCCACAGCATCTTTGGTGAGGGTTTTTCTAAGGAGTATGACTTATTGGAATTTGGAACTGAGAGTGGCTTGATTACCAAGCAGGGTAACACTTATATGTTCGGCGATGAGAAGATCGGGGTTGGTTTGGCTAAGACAGCCGACAACCTTAAGCTTAACTCTGAGTTGTTTGACCGGATTCTTCAGGAGCTTCAACGGTTGCAGACTCAATCGTAATAAAGGTCTTAGCGAGGGAAACCGCGTTCTCAAGGGCACAGCGGACCACTTTGGTTGGGTCAATAATTCCAGCCGCTACCATATCATCGACAGTTTCTCCAGTAAGGACATTGTAGTTCTTGCCGTCATCAGTAATCCCAGCATTTTGCAGGATCTTTTGGTATGGTCGTCTGATTGCATTAGCGAATGGGAAATAACCAAAAACATACTGGTCAGCGATGTTTCTAAGGGTTACACCACCACCGGCTACCACTCCTTCTTGGAGGGCTGACTGGCAAGCACCAACCGCGTCATCAACTTTTCGCTTCAAGTAAACTCGTTCCGCTTCGGTCTTGGCTCCGACTTTCAAGGTAATGATACCAGTAGTCAACTTCGAGAGGCGTTCCTTTAATTTGTCATTAAGCGGGTCGTTTTCTAACTCGGCTTGGAGGTTCTTGATTCGCTCGTCTAGCAACTCTGAAGGAGAACCAATAACAATCGTTTCTTCTTTCTTGACGATAACGCCAGGAGTCTTGCCGTAGTGTTCTAGCTTGAATTTGTTAATGGCCTTTTGCTTGGTAATAGCCACACCACCAGTTAAAATAGCGAGGTCTTCTAATTCTTCGGTAGTTTCAGGTCGACGAACAGCAATAACAGTGATCTTGCCTTGGATTCGGTTAACTACCAATGTTTGCAACAACTCACCCTCGATATTGTCAGCGATCAACAGGATCTTGTTGATTCCGGCATTAATAGACTCATTAAGGAAACCGATCATTTCGCTATTGAGATTCATGGCCTTATCGGTAATCAATACCGCCGCGTCTTCCAATTCAGCGGTCATCTTCTCCTGGTTGGTAATCATGTAAGGCGAGATGTAACCCTTGTTAAACGAATAGCCTTCGACTTGCTCGCTTTCAACAGTGGAACCATAGCTTTCAAAAACTTGGACTACGCCATTCTTACCGGCGGTACTTACCGCGTCAGAAACAACCGTAGCGATATCTCGGTTCTCCACAGAGATGTTGGCGATGTTAAACAGATCTTCTTTCGAGCTTACTTCCTTGGACAAAACCTTTAAAGTATCAACGGTGATGTTTTTCATAATCTCCAATTTGCGAGACACTTCATTCGGGTCAACCCCCTTATCAACTTCTTTCAAAGCTTCTTCAATAATCGCTTGGGTCAGCACCACAGTAGTAGTGGTCCCGTCACCGGCTTCGGTATTGGTTTTTCCACAGGCTTGCTTCACGAGGTCAGCCCCCATAAATTCAAACGGGTCTTTAGGCCAGATATTACCGGCAATGGTATCACCATCGTTAGTGATTTCAGTAGAAAGGCCACTATCGAAAACATTATTACGTCCCTTCGCTCCCATTGTGCGAGAGACCGGTTCGTACACCGCGTCAACTCCTTTCTTTAACGCTTCACGAGCTTCTTTCCCTAACAAAGTGATTGTATTTTTTCTTTTCATATTATTTTATTATTAAACTTTTAAATATTATACTATATCCTCAAACTTTTTGTAATAGCACGCGCAAACGACTTGTCAGACTCCGATCCGACATCCGACCTTTGGGTCCTAAAGATTCTCGGAATGTTCACCGCGAAGTTTTCAACCATGGCCCGACGGTCTGCTGTCCCATCATCGCCGTGGACCGGCTTCAAGGTCTCGTTGGTCATACGGGCGGACCCAGCGTACCGAGAGTTGCAGATCGCGTCATAGACCGACATCACCGCATCTGAATCTGAGTTAAAGATTATCTTCGGGAGCAACTGGGAGGTAGCGGCGTGCCTGGGCGGGTGATTGATCGCGTACTGGTTGTATAAAATGTTTACCCCGAACTTTCGAAACACATCAGCGGTGGAGGTATTGGTGGGCATCCTTTTAATCGTGTGGTCCAACTCTCCGAAGTAAGCAGCGGGCTTTTTCATGGTTCTGACTTTAGCGATAAACTTCTTCTGGAACTCGTTGTAATGCTCGGGATTGTATTCGCACTCAGGGGTCATAAACGGGGCATACCAGTCGGCTGGCCGGTTGGTGTTCTCGTAGGCTTCAATCAGCTTGAACTTCGAGCCGTCGTACTGCCAGTAGCCGATAACGGTCAAGTCTTGCTTCCCGCCGACATCAAGGGATACCCATAAAGGACGATCTCTGTTATAGGACACTGGGGCCACTTCGGACTGGGACACTTGCGGGTAATATTGGCTTTTAGGGGAGATTGAGTAGTTAACCTCAGCCTCGCGCATGATGTCTGGGTCATTGAGAGCGGCGGCTTTGGCCGATAGCTCGTCGTACCATTGCTGGTCCTTGAACGGGTGATCACGCCAGGTAAGGGACACATAATTGCCGTTAGCCTCACACATGTCCTTGAAGTCCTTTGCCACTTTTGACTCCACTGTCGTTGAGACGAAAATCTTTAAGCGCGACACCGAGGTCAGTGACCGATAGACTTCCTGGAACTTTTCAATATAAAAACATTCGTCGATAAAGGTCGTGGAGTAGCGGCGCGAGCGACCCGCGTTAGCGTTAGTCGAGGAGCCAATGATCGAGGAACCGATGTCTGGGTTCATCAGCTTCAGGGTACTGTCAGTCGTACTGCCTCGGGCTTTTTTCGCTACGAAACCGGCAGGGAGAATCCACTTCGGGAGCTTACCCAACTGCCAGCGGATCTTCCCGAAGATACAACTATCCGGACTGGAGGTGCCATCATCCACTTCGGTTTCAGTACGGGATAGAATGAAGTCCGAGTAATTCGGGGTAAACAAAAACCGCCAGGTAAAGTATGCCGAGATCAGCCAGGTCAATCCCATGCCGCGGGGTTTGTCGATCAGCATGTCGATGTCGAGATTCGAGTTCTCGGCTTCCAGAATTTTCAAGATAATCCGCTTCTGGTACGGAAATAAAAAGAACGGCTTGGTCGCTCCGCCGAACTCGGTGAACTTCACGAAACAGAAATCCTCAATAAAAGCGATCGGGTCAATAGCATACACATCCAAGATCTTAGCGGCGCGCCCGTACTCATCCTCTTCGAGTTCCTTGAGGACTTTCATCTTCTTTCTTAATTTGGCTAAATACTCCGGCCCATCATAGTAAGCCTGGACCAGCTCGTTACGCATCGTCTTGGTTTTCGCTATAGTCGATAAAAGCTTTCTCTAACTCCTCTCTCCCCGCATTGTTAATCACCAACTGCTTGAATACCCGAATGTTCGGGCGGTTGCCTCCGATGGCTTTGGTCAGCACCGGCATCAGGGTCCCGATCAGCTTGATCCGGTCAGCAGTGCCTAGTTTCTTAATATCCGCGTACTTGATCCCGCTACTGAGGTTTTTTAAGATAGCCGCCAGGTTAATAAGCGACTGAGCATAGAGCATATCCGGACTGCTGATATTGGCGTTCGGCCCAACGTGGTTCGGGAGAAACTGGTCGGTGTTCTCATCCTGGTTAAGCTGGGTGACTTCGCCGAATTTCGTTTCAACCTGCTTAAACGAGTTCAAGCACCAGTTCAATCGCTGGTTGTTCTCAATGATCGCTTTCATCTGGTCATCAATGGCGTAGGGGTTATCCTTCAGCCAGCCCAAGACCACCCGTACCATAGCCATCAGCTTGAACTTGAACTTAACCGGAGTCTGGTCTTTCTGCTCGATCCGAATCATGAACTCCTCCCAAAAGAGCATATCCTTGGCCCGCTCCCTGGCCGCCTCGATCCCCAGCATCGTCACATCGAACGTATGAACCTCCTCCTTGCTATTAATAAAGAAATCAGCAAACTGCAGGAACTCCAAGATCTTAGTGGGCGACCAATCCACCACATCCCGTTTCTTGACCATCTGCCCTTTGACTAATCGAAATTTATTTGACATCTATTCTATTGTATTCTCTTTGTGAAATATTTTCCACTCGGGCATATCGCTGGTAATGTATTTAACCTGGTTCCCTTTTCGAATCCTGATAGCCATATCACCCAAAGCCTCACTAAAGTC